CAATTTCCGAGGCGCTGCCAATGACGCTGGTTGGAAGGTTCGCTAATGTTTGATTTGGAAGAAGTCATCGCTTGTTATGGGCCGACAGGACTACCACTGGAAGCACGAACCCTGCCTTTATGGGTGGAAGGAAGGCGCAGGGCACCTTTGGGCAGCAGACCGCAAGCAGACCACCATCCTAGAGTTCGATAAGCCAACCCGTAATGGAGAGCACCCAACCATGAAGCCTGTTGCCTTGTTTGAGTACCAGCTACTGAACAACACAAAGGGCGGAGACCAAGTCCTCGACAGCTTTGGAGGCTCAGGAACCACCCTGATAGCCGCAGAGAAGAACGGACGCATAGCCAGAATCATGGAGTTAGACCCCAAGTATTGCGATGTGATCGTAAAGCGCTGGCAAGACTTCACAGGCAAGACGGCTATACACGCAGATACAGGAGAGGCCTTCACAGCCCAAAAGCCAATCCCTAGGCGTTAACCCTTGGTTTATGCCTGTCCATGTTCTACGGTGTCCATTATGTTAACTAAACCCATGCTTATGCACAGGACGTCCACTGGACTTCTGTCGCTTTAAAGTGAATCACAAAAGAATGTGCACAACTCTTCGTTTGGCCTGTGGACAACTGGGATTCGATTGGGGGATTTTGGATTCTGGGAAAGAAAAAGAGAGAAAGGCTTGGAAAAAAATGAGTACGAAGAGCCAACGCAGTCAGATAAAGACCTGACTGCATTTGTTGTCAACCACTGTGACCGCTGGCGCGACTACCGCAACACCAACTTCATGACTGCGTATCTCGAATACGAGCGCATTTTCCGTGGTGAATGGTCAGTTGAAGACAAAACCCGAGAATCTGAGCGTTCACGCATCGTGACTCCAGCCACCCAACAGGCTGTTGAGACTCGACACGCTGAAATCATGGAGGCCATTTTTGGTCAGGGCGAGTTTTTTGACATCAAAGACGACCTGCGAGACGTAAACGGCAATCCGCTGGACGTTGAACTCCTCAAAGCGCAGATGATGGAGGATTTCAAGACTGACAAGATCAGGAAATCCATTGACCAGATCGAATTGATGGCTGAAATCTACGGCACTGGCATCGGCGAGATCATTGTCAAGACCGAAAAGATTTTTGAGCCAGCTACACAGGCCATTCCTGGTCAAACAGGCCAAGCCGCCATCGGTGTGGTTGAGAAAAACCGCATTGCGGTGAAGATTGTCCCTGTCAACCCCAAGAATTTCTTGTTTGACCCCAACGGAACGTCCATTGACGACTGTATGGGTGTGGCAATTGAGAAATATGTGGGCATCCAAAAGGTCGTTCAGGGCATGGAAAGCGGTATTTACCGCAAGGTGGACATTGGCACATCCTCAACAGACTCCGATTTGGAGCCAACCCAAGAGGTAACGCAGTACCAAGACGAAAAAGTCTTGTTATTGACCTACTACGGGTTAGTACCTAGAGAGATGCTAGAGGGGGAAGACGCTGATGTTGTTGACCTGTTCCCAGAAGACTCTTTGGCTGATGATTACTCCAACATGGTTGAGGCCATTGTTGTCATTGCCAACGATGGGGTTCTTCTCAAGGCAGAGGCCAACCCTTACATGATGAAAGACCGTCCGATCATCTCTTACCAAGATGACACTGTGCCCAACCGTTTGTTGGGTCGGGGTACGGTGGAGAAGTCCTACAACATGCAAAAGGCCATTGACGCACAGGTGCGTAGCCACTTGGACTCTCTGGCACTGACCACCTCGCCCATGATGGGTCTGGATGCCACCCGACTGCCTCGGGGTGCTAAGTTTGAGGTTAAGCCTGGTAAGGCTTTCTTGGTCAACGGTAACCCTGCTGAGATTCTTTATCCCTTCAAGTTTGGCGAGACAAGTCTTAACAACTTGTCCACAGCCAAAGAGTTTGAGCGGATGTTGCTTCAGGCAACGGGCACGATGGACTCGCAGGGCATGGTCAGCCAAGGTAGCCGAGACGGTGCTGGCATGAGCATGGCGGTGGCGACCATCATCAAAAAATACAAGCGCACACTGGTGAACTTCCAAGAGGACTTCCTGATTCCGTTCATCCAAAAGGCGGCGTTCCGGTTCATGCAGTTTGACCCAGAGCGTTACCCTTCAGTGGATATGCGTTTTGTGCCTACGGCAACCTTGGGCATTATTGCTCGGGAGTATGAGCAGCAGCAGTTCATTGGTCTGTTGCAGACCTTGGGGCCAAACACCCCAGTGCTGCCGTTGATCCTGAAGGGCATCCTGAATAACTCCAGCCTGACCAACCGATTTGAGTTGATGGCGGCTTTGGATCAGATGAGCGCACCCAATCCTGAGGCACAGCAACTGCAACAAGCGCAACAGCAGTTGGCCTTGCAAGCAGCACAAGCCCAGATTGCGGTGCAGACGACTCAGGCAGAGCAGAACCGTGCAGAGGCACAGAAGCTGTCGGTTGAGACGCAACTTATGCCACAAGAGGTGCAAGCCAAGGTCTTGGCTTCTGCCACAAAGAATCTGCCGTCTGGTGGCGAGTCTGATGAGTTTGACAAACGGGTCAGGATTGCCGAGTTGATGCTCAAAGAGGCCGACATCAAGAACAAGTCCAAGATTGTGGAGTTGCAGATGTCGGACAAACAAAACAAAGTCTCGGGCATGGAGGATGACTTCCTTACCCAGTTGACTCAGGAGTTGAGCAATGGACGTTGAAAGCCTTGCCAAACAGCTAATCCTTAAAGGGATGACGGAAGAGCAGCAGACTGCTGTTCTTGACTCCATCAAAAGCACAATGCTGCAAGCACGAACTGTGCAAAAACAGCGTGTTGGCGAGAACGTTCAACTTGTTGTCCAAGCCCTCAAGAAGATGGAGTCGGACATCAAGGCCCGATACGATGAGACGGGCAAAGCAATTGAAAAGCGAGTCGCCTCCATCAAAGATGGAAAAGACGGTCAGAACGGCATAAATGGTAAAGATGGTAGGGATGGCCGCCCCGGACGTGATGGCGCCACAGGCGCAAGGGGTAACGATGGTCTGCCAGGTCGTCACGGTATTGACGGGGTGGATGGCGTATCGGTCACCAACGCTTTTATTGATTTTGATGGCAGTCTGATCATCAACCTGTCCAACGGACAAGATCTAAACGTGGGCGAAGTGGTTGCCCCTGACTTGGCTGAGAAGATCAAAGTCATCACCAATGGTGGCGGTACTAGCCAGCAGGTCTTGGACACTCTGGCAAGCCTTCAGACCCAGATCAACAACCTGATTCCAAGTCAAACAGGCAATGCGGGTAAGTTCCTGACAACCAACGGCTCTGTGCTGTCGTGGGGTGATGTCGCGGGTGGTTTGGATTACCAAGGCACTTGGAATGCAAGCACCAATACGCCCACATTGGCCTCTGGTGTTGGGGTTAACGGCTACTACTACATCACTGCCACGGCTGGCTCGACCAATCTGGATGGCATTACTGATTGGCAGATTGGGGATTGGTTGCTGTTCAACGGCACTGTTTGGCAGAAGATTGACCAATCCAACTTGGTGACCTCGGTCAATGGGCAAACAGGCGCTGTGAGCCTGACCACGACCAACATCAACGAAGGCACAAACCTTTACTACACAGACGCTCGGGCACGTGCTGCGATCAGTGCAGGTACAGGGATTAGCTACGACTCAGCCACAGGTGTGGTGACCAACGCTTCCCCTGATCAAACAGTGAGCCTGACGGGTGCGGGTACGACCTCCATCTCTGGCACTTACCCCAACTTCACGATTACCTCGGCTGACTCGACTGTTGGCACGGTAACCAGTGTCAGTGGTACGGGCACAGTCTCTGGTATCTCCCTGTCGGGCACAGTCACATCCTCGGGCAACCTGACTTTGGGCGGCACTTTAGACCTGTCTAGCCCACCCACCATTGGCAACACCACCCCCAACACGGGCCGGTTTACCACGCTGACGGTGGAAGACAACACCACGCTGGGTAGCAGCAATACCGACACAATCAATTTTGTCGGGCGCATAAATTCCGACTTTGATCCAGCGACCGATAACACATACGATTTGGGGCGCACCGGCCACGAATGGCGTAATTTGTACATTGACGGCACAGCCAACATTGACAGCCTTATTGCTGACACGGCAGACATCAATGCGGGAACGATTGACAACACCTCCATCGGAGCCTCCACAGCCTCCACAGGCACTTTTACGACATTGACCGCCACGGCAGACTCAGCGTTCACCTCCACAGGCGCATTGACCATCAGTAAGGGCACGGTGTTGCAACGCCCAGGCGCTCCAGCAGCGGGTATGTTGCGGTTTAACGATGACTCAGACGAGTTTGAAGGCTACAACGGCACGGTTTGGGCCTCTGTGGGCGGTGCGGCACTGGTCAACGACACGACAACTGCGACCAACCTATTTCCCTTGTTTGCAACTGCAACAACGGGCACGGCATCTACGCTGAATACCAGCAACGCTCAGTATTTGTTTAAGCCAAGCACGGGTGAGTTAAGCGTCAAAGCCCCACGTGCCTCAAACGGCATTGTGGTCAACAGTGCCACGATTGCGGAGAACTACACGATTGCCGTGGGGGATAACGCCATGAGTGCTGGCCCTGTAACAGTTAATTCAGGCGTGACAGTGACGGTAAGTGCTGGCAGTCGGTACGTTGTGGTTTAAGGGGTAACACATGGCATTGATTCTCGACGGCACAACCGGTATTGGTATTGACAGCGGCACGCAGCCACTTGACTCTGCATCGCTCAACGCAGTCATCCAAGCCCTGATCCCTACCGGCACCAAGATGCTGTTCCAACAGACAGCTGCACCAACAGGTTGGACGAAAGACACGACGCACGACAACAAGGCCCTGCGCGTGGTATCGGGCACGGCCAGCACGGGTGGTTCGGTAGCGTTCACAACTGCGTTTGCTTCTCAGGCGGTGAGTGGGTCTATTGCAAACGCCACGGCAACCAACATAGCAGCTACGCAGGGCGGGACGGTGGGCAATACGACGCTGACAACGGCGCAGATTCCGAGCCACAACCACTCAATCGACCAAAGCGGATACAACGGCGGCGGAAACACGACTGCCGTGGGCTTTAACCCGGCTGCTTTTCCCAGCAACGCATCCGTAAACGCTACTGGTGGCGGAGGCTCCCACAACCACACCTTTTCAGGCGACTCGCACAACCACACACAAAATGCTCACAACCACAGCTTCACAGGCACAGCCATCAACCTCGCGGTGTCCTACGTCGATTTGATCATCGCCACGAAGAATTGATTATGAAGATTGAACCAAAGAACCAATGCCCACTGAACAACTTTGAGCCATGCAAGCAGCTCGACTGCGCGTGGTTTCTAAAGATTCGCGGCACCAACCCAAACACCGGCGAGGACATGGACGACTGGGGTTGCTCAATAGCTTGGATGCCCATCTTGTTGATTGAGAATGCGCAGATGAGTCGTCAGACCGGCGCGGCGGTGGAGAGCTTCCGCAACGAGATGGTCAAGGCCAACGAGTCCAGCCAGCAGATTCTGGCGCAAGCAGCGCGTAAAGCGATTGGAGAATAAACATGCGAGTGACAATCATCCCAGTAGATGGCTTTGTGTCGGTGGACGGCGAAGGTTACAGTGAGCTGGACCTGAGCTTCATGGCGTCTGACATCCATGCATTGCAGTGGTATGAGACCGATGGCGAGCTTGAGATCAAGGACGCCCGTGGGCGCGTGGTCGAGAACTGCCCAATTGACTCATTGGAGCCATACCAGCCAGCACTGTACGCATGGCAAGTGGCCAAAGACGCTGCAGAAGCGGCAGAACAAGCCCCCACCGAGGAGCAACTCGCATGAGCAAGGTAGCAATCACGGGCAACGCCAGCGGCACCGGCACGTTCACCATCGCCAGCCCAAACAGCAACACTGACCGGACGCTGACCTTGCCGGATAACAGCGGGACGGTGTTCACAAACGCAGGGGGCACAATGACTGGCGCACTAGCCCTACCCGCTGGCGGCTTGAACGTCGGCTCTGGGCAGCTTGCTGTGGGCGCGTCTGGTTATGTGACGATGTCGGCGATGCCTGCTTTTCATGCGTACGGGCTGGGTAGCACACCCTCCATGTCTAATGTAATTTACCCAACCGCCGAATTTAACACGGGTGGTCACTACAACACCGCAAATGGAAGATTTACCGCTCCAGTTACTGGTAAATATATGTTTGGCTGGACAAGTATTGGCAACACTACCGCTGATATTTATAGATGGTTCTTTAGAATTAATGGAGTCACTATCGGAGACCTGCACTATCGGCAAGACACTACTGCAACCGGCGGAGAGTACGCCACAAACGGTATGTTTGTAATACTTTGGCCGTTAACGCAGGGTGATTATGTATCAATATACTATCGGTCTGACGCCGGAACTGCGCCGTATGGGAACAACGAATCAGTAAACGAATACCCAAGATTTTGGGGCTACCTCGTCGGCTAAAAAGGATCAAACATGAACTACACCATCACCCTCACAGCCGCCGAAGACGCAGCCCTTTCCTACGTTGCCTTCAGCCAAGACGACTGGATTCAAAACGCCGTGCATGAGCGCTGCCGCATCGCCATCGAAGAGATCGTGGCCCTGACGGTGCAGAAGTGCTTGGACAACGGTGTTCAACTCCCCGGCACCAAAGACGCTATCGTGGCCCTCGCGTTTGAGCGTGGCTGGGTCAAGACTGCAGCACAACATCAGGCCGAAGCAGCGGCTCGTATGGAGCAACCATGAGTCAATTACGTGTCAACGCAGTCACCAACGCCGCTGGGGGCAACACCGCCCAGATCAACGGCATGACCCCGACAGCAGACAGCTTGCGGGGGTTCCGCAATCGCATCATCAACGGTGACATGCGGATCGACCAGAGGAACGCTGGGGCGAGTGTGACACCGACTGACGGCGTATATACGCTGGATAGATGGAGGGCGTTTGCAAACCAACTTAGCAAATACTCTGTGCAGCAAAATGCAGGTGCTGTGACTGCGCCAGTAGGGTTCAATAACTATTTAGGCGCTACTTCTCTTTCCGCCTATAGCGTAGGCGCGTCAGAATATTTTATGGTCAGTCAAGCCATTGAAGGATTTAACACGGCTGACCTTGGGTGGGGAACCGCTAACGCGCAAGCTGTGACGCTATCGTTTATGGTTCGCTCATCTTTGACCGGCACTTTTGGCGGTGCTTTACAAAACTCTGCAACAAATAGAAGTTACCCGTTTAGCTATTCAATCCCCGTAGCAAACACTTGGACTACCATTTCAATAACGATTGCTGGCGATACAACCGGCACTTGGGTTGGCGCAACTAATGGGATTGGTTTGCTAGTCCGATTTAGTCTGGGGATGGGGTCAACCTTGAGTGGCACTGCTGGCGCATGGGCGGCTGGTAATTTTTATTCAGCCACAGGCGCAGTCAGCGTAGTAGGCACAAGCGGAGCCACCTTCTACATCACAGGCGTCCAACTTGAAGCTGGCTCTGTTGCCACGCCGTTTGAGCGCAGACCGTATGGGACTGAGTTGGTGTTGTGCCAGCGATATTGCAGAGTTTGGACAAGCACAGCTATGGGACAGGCAATAAGCACTCAGTTGACAAATTCAGGAACACTTTATTTTCCTACCACCATGCGTTCAGCACCAACACTTTCTGGAGCAAGTTTTACAGTAACTACTGGTTTAACAGGAACTCCGGATTTTGTATACCCAACAGAAAATTCTGTGTGGGTTTACAACTCAGGTAGTAACTGGACCAGTGGCACAAATGTCCGCTTGACAGCAACAGCATCTTCGGAGTTATAAGCAATGTTTAAACTTACAAATGCAGAAGTTATCAAACGCCTGTCCGACAACGCCTTCATCCCCTTCGACCCCGCCAACACGGACTACCAAGCCTACCTAGCTTGGCTTGCCGAGGGCAACACACCAATTCCAGCAGATGAACTTAACCAAGGAGAAACTCAATGAAACTACTCGCAATTGTTTTTGCAGCCATGATTCTGACGGCTTGCGCCACTGGGAATGACGCCTACTACAAGGCCATTGAAGCCCGGGAAAACCGTCTAGCCCAACAAGAGATGATTGCCGACACTGCCATTTCAGAGATGGCGGCAAAGGGTGACCTCCAAGCCAAAGGCATGGGGATTATGTATTTTGCCCTTAAGAACGCTGGATCCAAGCAAGCACAGCAGATGATTGCCGCACCTAAGTCCACAGCAGAGGCTTTGCTGCCCTGGGCTGCGCTGATTGTGCCTAGCATCACCCAGTTTTACAGCATCACCAAGAATGCGGAGATGGCTATCAACTCCAGCAACAACGCTTTGACTGGCAAGTTGTCCGATAACGATACGCTTACCGACTTGGTAATTGGCCGCAAACCAATCATCGGTACTTCTGATGATGTTTTGCTCTATCCTGTGCCGTAATGTTTCCCAACCCTTACCTCTTGGCTGGTGCGCTTGCTGTTGGCTTGCTGACGGGATGGACAGCCAACGGGTGGAGGCTGAACGGTAAAATTGACGAGATGGTGCTTGAGCATACGCAAGCCGTGCAGGTTGCAACGCAGAAGGCACTGGACGAAACCACACGGATGCAAGGGGAAAAAGATGCCGCAGTTCAAAAAGCCGCTGCCCAAGCGCAGCGCAACATGGCTGATGCCAATTCTGCTCGCAGTGAGCGTGACAGGCTGCGGGACGACCTCGTTGCCAGTCGCAGCACCTTCTCCGAAGCTACCGATGCCTCCCTCGTTAAGTACGCCAGCACCCTCAGTGTCGTATTCGAGCAATGCACGAGAGAATATCTTACAGTGGCAGAAAAAGCTGACGGACACGCCACTGACTCCCAAAGTCTCTTCACAGCTTGGCAAGCAATAGCACAGGTGAAATAAATGGATCCAGTTGAAATTGACCTTGTAAAGTATGGTGCGCTTTGGCAAAAGGTGCAGGATTATGAGCGCCGCTTTGAGGTGGTTGATAAGAAGCTCGACAAGATGGAACACCAACTTGACGAGCTTCTTGCGCTCGCCAACAAAGGCCGTGGTGGGTTCTGGGCTGGCATGACCATCGCCAGTTCAATCGGTGCGATTGTTGCTTGGCTGGCTGGACATATGAAAGGCTAACAATGTCACCTGAACTGCAAAAATACTATGAAGACAGGTTTGACCTGTTTTCTCAACCTGGTTGGCAAGACCTGATGGAGGATGCCAACCTGATGTTGCAAGCAATGAACAACATCTCTACCATTGCGGATGAAAAAAGTCTACAATTCCGCAAAGGTGAGATTTCAATTATGACTTGGCTGATAACCCTCAAAAGTGTCAGTGAACGAGCGTATGAGGAATTGAATGAAAAGAATGTATGAATTTGTCTGCGAAAGCGGACATCGCACGGAGGCTCTGGCAGTTTATGAGACTGCTGAAGTGCCGTGCGGATGCGGGGGCACAGCCCACCGTGTCATGAGTGCACCTGCGATTAGCTTAGAGGGGTGGTCGGGCAATTTCCCATCTTCATGGATGAAATTTGACCAAAAGCACCGCGATAAGTTAGCCGCAGAGCGCAAAGCCAACGCATAAACAATAGTGTCGCGTTGGATTCTCCTACAACCCAAAAGGCAGGAAACCGTATGTTGATTGACAAAGAACCCGATGAGCTAGGCGAACTTGAAGTCGAAGAGCAAAAGAACGAACTTCCTGAAAAATACAGGACAAAAAGTTTGGAAGAAGTTGTGCGGATGCACCAAGAGGCTGAAAAGCTGATTGGCAAACAGGCCCAAGAGGTCGGTGAAGTCCGTAAATTGGCTGACGAGTTAATCAAGCAGAACCTTGGGTCAAAGCAACCAGCTACACAAGATGAGCCGGAAGTAGATTTTTTTGAGAACCCGCAAAAGGCGGTTCAATCGACAATCGACAAGCATCCTGATGTGGTCGCAGCCAGAATTGCTGGACAAGACTTCAAAAAGATGCAGATTCAACAGAAGTTATCGCAAGAGCATCCTGACTTCACGCAAATCGTGAATGACACGGGGTTCCAAGATTGGGTGAAAGCATCACCTATTCGTTTGGGGCTGTATGCACGTGCTGATGGCGACTTTGACTACGATTCAGCGAATGAACTGCTGACCACCTACAAAGAGTTGCGTGGCGTGAAGGCTCAACAGTCCGAAAAAGCGTCAGACGCTACACGGGCCAAGAGCATGAAGGCCGCACAGGTTGATGTGGGGGGTAGTGGTGAGAGTTCCAAACGAGTCTATCGCAGGGCAGACCTGATTCGGCTCAAAATGACCGATCCAGCCCGATACGATGCGCTGAACGATGAAATCCTTACAGCGTACGCAGAAGGTCGGGTCAAGTGACCTAACTTTTTTTTGGAGAATTCAACATGGCCTATCCTACCCCCCAGGTAACCAACACCACCGCAGCAACCTTCATCCCCGAGATTTGGTCTGACGAAATCATCGCCGCATACAAGAAAAGTCTTGTTATGGCGAACCTCGTCATGAAAATGAACTTCAAGGGCAAAAAAGGCGATGTGGTTCACATTCCCGCACCTACCCGTGGCAACGCCACTCTGAAGGCAGCATCCACCGCTGTGACTTTGATTGCTGACACTGAGTCGGAAGTCACGGTCAACATCAACCGTCACTTTGAATACAGCCGTTTCATTGAAGACATCACAGAAGCACAAGCCTTGGCCTCTTTGCGCCAGTTCTACACCTCGGACGCTGGTTATGCTTTGTCCCGTGCTGTGGACAGCGACCTGATCCAAGTGGGCCGTGCATCTAACGGTGGCAACAGCGCAAACAGTGCTTATGCTGGTGGCTTTGCTGGTGGTGACGGTACTACCGCCTACGTTGCTGCAAACAACAACGAAAGCGCATTGACCGATGCAGCCATTCGCCGCACCATCCAGCGTTTGGACGACAACGACACCCCAATGGATCAGCGTTTCTTTGTGATCCCACCCTCCAGCCGTAACACGCTGATGGGCTTGGCTCGTTACACCGAACAAGCGTTTGTGGGTGATGGCAATGCAATCCGCAACGGCGAAATCGGCAACCTGTACGGCATCCCAGTGTTCACCACCTCCAACGCAGATGTCACCTCTGGCACTGACTTGGCTCGTGTGTGTTTGATGGGCCACCGTGATTCGATGGTGTTGGTTGAGCAAATGGGTATCCGTTCGCAAGTCCAGTACAAGCAAGACTACCTGTCTACCTTGTTCACCTCTGACACCTTGTATGGTGTTGCTGGTCTGCGCAACGCAGCAACCGTTGGTGCGGCTAAGTCTGCATCTTTGTTTGCCCTCGTTGTGCCAGCCTAACCCCCACACCCCCCAGAAATGGGGGGATTAACTTTAAGGAGTTAGATCATGGCAGCAGCAACAGCAATTACCTCGCGCCGAGGAAATGACCAATTTCGGGGCTTGTTCTCGGACACTTGGTCAGTGAGTGCGACCCTAAATGCGTCTGAGTTGGTTGACGGTGCTGGTGAAACCAACACCATCGCAGTCCCAGGCGTTCTTTTGGGTGACATCGTGTTGAACGTGAGTCTTGGTGTGGATGCCGCTGGCATCAGCATCACGCCTTATGTTTCAGCAGCAGACGTGGTGTCCGTTCGTTTCCAAAACGAGTCGGGCGGTACGTTAAATTTGGCAAGCACCACAATCAAGTGTGTGGTTGTTCGCTTAGTTTAACTAAAGGGGCTTCGGCCCCTTTTTTGTGAGAAAACAATGGCAACTTTCCGCTGTTTACAGTCTGGCAATACGGTCACTTTCACACAACAACATGACATTGAAAACATGAAGGGTCATGCTGGTTATGTGCGTGTGGACGAGAAACCAGCAGAGCCAGAGGCCAAGCCTCTCCCCATGACTGCCCCTCCCAAGAAGATGGGCAGACCTCGTAAGTCAACCATTTAAGGATTCATCATGATGATGCCCAAAGACAAAAAAGAGAAGAAGTCCATGCCTATCACCGTCATGGTGGCTGTTGGTAAGCCTTCTATGCCTGTGCGTGGTTCACGGACTGCAAAAAGCAAAGCCAGTAAAGCAAAGAAGGCTAAATAATGGCCGCCTTAACTGCACCAATCACAATTCTCAACGCTGTTGTCGCAACTGGAGCTTCTAGCGCTGTGCAAGCAGATGCTGGTCAACCAGCGTTCTTGCAAGTTTCAGGCATCACGTCAGCCACGGTTGTTCTGCAAGGTAGTCTTGACGGCACAAATTGGTCAACTCTGGGAACAGCTTTGACCGCTGATGGACTAATTACAGTTGCCAATGCTCCCAAGTATTTGCGAGCGAACTGCACGGTTTATGTAACTGGCACGATCACCGCCAAAATCATGTACTGATATGAAAAAGACCAAAGCTCAAGCAAAAATCAGCAAGGTCATGCGGGAGTTCAAGGCTGGTGAGTTGACCTCCAATAAAAAGGTGGTCAAAAACCCCAAACAGGCAGTTGCGATTGCGCTATCCCAAGCTGGAAAGGCAAAAAAGAAATGAAACCTGGTCTGTATAGCAACATCAACGCCAAACGTGCCCTTATCAAAGCAGGTTCTGGTGAGAAAATGAACAAGGTCGGCTCCAAGGCTGCACCTTCGGCTGCTGACTTCAAGGCTGCGGCAAAGACTGCAAAGCCCCCTAAAAAGGGGAAGTGATGAAAACACCCGTTTGGCAAACAAAAGCTGGTCAAAATCCAAAAGGCGGCTTGAACGCCAAGGGCAGAGCATCGTACAATACAGAGACGGGTGGCAATCTAAAAGCACCTGTCAAGAGTGGCGACAACCCTAGACGGGCCTCCTTCTTAGCGCGGATGGGCAATATGCCCGGCCCAGAGATGAAGGATGGTAAGCCCACTCGCTTGCTGTTATCTCTGAAGGCTTGGGGAGCATCATCCAAAGAGGATGCCAAATCAAAGGCCAGAGCCATTTCAGCAAGGAACAAAAAATGACCTTCCTAGAGTTGATCAACGATGTCTTGGTTCGCTTGCGCGAAACCCAAGTATCGACCAATGCTCAAACGCCTTATTCGACATTGATTGGGCGTTTTGTCAATGACGCCAAACGCCAGATTGAGGATGCCTTCAACTGGAACGTCTTGGGACAGACCATCACGGTCACCACGACACCAGGCACATACATTTACTCGCTGACAGGCGCAGGGCAGAAGTTCTCTGTCCAAGATGTGCTGAACGTTACTGACTTGATCCAGATGCAGAACATCTCTTTCGTGGAGATGAACCGTTTTCAGAACTTGTCTGCGCCTGTTTCTGGCAAGCCAAACTACTATGCTTTTGATGGTGTTGACAACAACGGCGACACCAAAGTGGTGATTTTCCCCCGTCCAGATGGCGTCTACACCATTCCCTTCTCGCTGACAGTCCCACAAGCCCCTTTAGCGGCTGATAGCACGGTTGTTTTGGTGTCTGACACCCTAGTGGTGCAGAACGCCTATGCACGGGCCTTGGTGGAGCGTGGTGAGGATCAAGGCTTGAGTTCGTCCGAGGCGTATCAACTCTACCGTGGGATGCTGGCTGACAGCATTGCGTTGGAGGGCACACGCTACCCTGAACAGCAGGAGTTCTTAGCCATATGAGCCAAGTCATCCAGACCGCCAGTGTTTCAGCGCCAGGTTTCTTTGGCTTGAAGGCCGTGCCTGCCGAGCACGCGCTTAATTGTTCTCAATGCAAGCAACAAAAACCATGCAACGATTTCCCGAAAGCGACAACTAAGAAGCGGGGGTTCGCGCCGATATGCAAAAAATGCAAAGCGCAAAATCTTGCGAAGAAAAAAGCCAGTATGTCACCCGACGACTGGATGCTTTTAAACAGAAAATATTGGCTTAAGTCCCAATACAATTTGTCGCTTGATGAATACAATAAAAAACTAGTAGAACAAAACCACCAGTGTGCCATTTGCTCGTGCGACGAGACAGAGGCATATAAGAGCCTA